CATGTACAACTACTGGGTTTCACAAGAAGCTGAGATGCTGGCCTTGGCGCCAAAAGCGCCGTTTATCGGCTACGGTGGGCAGTTTGAAGGCTACGAAGACAAGTGGAAGACCGCAAATACGACCAATTGGCCGTATCTGGAGGTCAACCCAGACGTTACAGACGGCCAAGGTGCTGTTTTGCCACTGCCGTCTAGGGCACAGCCACCAATGGCCTCTAGCGGTCTGTTGCAAGCCAAAGCGGGCGCTTCTGAGGACATTAAGTCTACAACCGGCCAATACAACGCATCTTTGGGCATGGGTTCCAATGAGAGAAGCGGCAAAGCGATTCTTGCGCGTCAGCGCGAGGGCGATGTGGGCACCTACCACTACGGCGACAACTTGGCCCGTGGTGTTCGGCACGTTGCTCGTCAGCTTGTGGACTTGATCCCGAAGATTTACGACACCCAGCGCATTGCTCGCATCATCGGTGAAGATGGCGAGACAAAGATGGTCAAGATCAACCCTGACCAAGAGCAGCCGGTCAACAAGATTGTTGACGAGCAGGGCATTGTGATGGAGAAAATCTACAACCCTGGCGTTGGTAAGTACGATGTGGTGGCTACCACCGGCCCAGGCTACGCGACCAAGCGTCAAGAGGCGCTGGAGGCGATGGCTCAACTGTTGCAGGGTAATCCTAATTTGTGGGCTGTGGCCGGCGACTTGTTTGTCAAAAACATGGACTGGCCTGGTGCTCAGGAGATGGCAAAACGCTTTGCTAAGACCATTGATCCGAAGCTGATGAGCGATGGTGATGACAATCCAGAATTGCAAGCCGCGCAGCAGCAGATGCAGGCGATGGGTCAGGAAATGGAGCAGATGCACCAGATGATCCAGAACGTGGGCAAGTCCATTGAAATGCAAGACATGGAACGCAAGGACTTTGAGGCGCAAGTCAAACTGTACGAAGCCGAAACCAAGCGCATTGCCGCTGTGCAGGCTGGCATGACTGAGCAGCAGATTCAGGATATTGCGATGGGTGTAGTTGCTGCGGCAATGGAGTCGCAAAGCATGATGAACCAGATGCCTGAGATGCGGGAAGAATCCATGCCTATGGAGATGACGCCCCAGCCTGAAATGATGCCACCTGAACAACAAATGGGAATGCCACAATGAAACCCGCTGATTTTTTAGGCTTGCTGTTTCTAGCCCGTGATGTGACGCACAGCGTTCACTTGAACACCCGCAGCTTTAGCAAGCACGAAGCACTCAACATTTTTTATAACCGTATCGTGGGTGCGGCTGATGATTTTGCTGAAGCCTACCAAGGCCGCAATGGTCTGATTGGCCCGATTACCTTGCACTCGGCAAAGAAAACGAGCAACGTCATTGAGTTCCTAGAAGACTCGTTGGCTGAGATTGAAGCGGCTCGGTACACTGTCTGCGATAAATCAGACTCATCACTACAACAGTTGATAGATAATATCATTGAGATTTATTTACGCACTTTGTACAAACTTAAATTTTTGGCATAAGGAAACATCATGGAACTACTCAACCCTTTTGCAGATGCTGATTTTCCAGCCAAATCTATTTCGTACACCGGCACTGCTGGTGTGACCGGCACATGGTCTGCTGGCCCCCAAGGTGTTGTGGTCTGGTCTGACCAAGCCTGCTATGTCTTGGTTGGTGAAGGCGTCACCGCTACCACATCCAGCACCCCAGTCCCACCATTTACACCGATCCCCTTTAAAGTGCCACAAGGCACTGGCGGTCAATGGCGTGTGAGCGCAATCAGAGTGTCTGCTGACGGCACGGTGTACGCTAAACCAATGAACTCACAATGAGTTACTTTGGCATCCCTATTCGGAACGGTGTTGCCATAGGTATTGGCAACATTATTTCTCTTTTGTCGGGGTATGCAGACGCTACAGTGCAGGGCAATCTTTTGACCGAAATTGGCGACAATCTTGTGCAAGAAGATGGCGGCTTAATTCTTTTGGAGTGATAAATGGCTGACAAGAAAATCTCTGCGCTAGCAAGCGCGTCTGTCCCCCTTGCGGGCACCGAGGTATTGCCGATTGTGCAAAGCAGCGCAACTGTCAAGGTGAGCGTTAACGGCCTGTTTACCAACCCAACGGTGACCGGCTATGTTGAGGCCGTTGTTGCCATCGGCACGGTGACCACCACAAACACTATTGCTTTGACCAACGGCACGGTGCAAACTGCAACCCTGACAGCATCCACAGCCTGCACATTCACCATGCCAACTGCTACGGCGGGCAAGTCTTTTGTGCTGCTGCTTAAACAGGCCGCAAGCACGGGCAACGGCACGGCAACATTTACAGGCGTGAAATGGGGCACAGCAGGCGCACCAACCATTACAGCAGCGGCTGGCCAGATGGACATCCTGACTTTCATTGCTGACGGCACTAACTGGTACGGCTCAATCGCACAAGGTTACACACCATAATGTTTGCCGCTAAAAACTTCCTGTTGGCCGGTGGGGCCGCAGCACCCTCAGTTTCTGCTGACTTTTTAGTTATTGCGGGCGGCGGCGGTGGCGGTTCGCTAGTAGCTGGAGGTGGTGGTGCTGGAGGTTTTAGAACATCTGCTGGCACATCTGGGGGCGGTGGCTCTGCTGAATCAACACTGTCTTTAAGCATATCTATTGCGTATACAGTAACAGTAGGTGCTGGCGGTGCGGGTACTTCAGATTCAACTGTTAAAGGCACAAACGGCAATAATTCAATAATTTCTAGTGTTACCTCTATTGGTGGCGGCGGTGGTGGTAGTGAAGACCCAGCAGTAAGAACTGGATCGTCAGGCGGCGCTGGCGGTGGCGGTTCTACGCCATCCGTGGCTGGCGGCGCTGGTACAGCAAACCAAGGTTACGCTGGCGGCCAGGGCGGTGGTGATGCAGTCACATACACATCAGGTGGTGGCGGTGGCGGTGCTGGCGCTGTTGGAGTGAATGCGTCAACTGTTTCTTCCCCAAAAAATGCTGGTAACGGCGGCGCTGGTGTCGCATCTTCCATTTCGGGTTCTTCTGTTACCTATGCTGGTGGCGGCGGCGGCTCAATAAATAACGGGTATACCGCTGGCACGGGCGGCTCTGGCGGCGGCGGTAACGGCGCTAACACAAACTCAACATCGGGGACAGCGGGGACAGCCAATAGTGGCGGCGGCGGCGGTGCTGGCGGTTTTAGCAGCGGCGCGGGCGCACAAGGCGGCTCGGGCGTAGTCATCATCTCTTACGCTTCCCCACAAGTATTTGCTGGCGGCACAGTCACAACTTCTGGTGGAAACATTATTCACACATTTACGGCCAGCGGGTCTTTAGTTCCCCTTTATGAGGTTAACTACTTGGTAACTGCTGGCGGCGGCTCAGGCGGTTACGATACCGCTGGTAACGCTGGAGGAGGAGGCGCTGGCGGTTTGCTTACTGGCACAACTTCTCTTGCCCCTGCAACGGTATACACAGTAACAGTTGGAGCAGGAGGCACTGCACCAACTGCATCTAATTCTGTCGGTAACGATGGTTCAAATTCTCAATTTGGAACTTTAACTGCGTCTGTTGGTGGCGGTGGCGGTGGAACTTACAGCAACTTTAATGGTCGTTCTGGTGGTTCTGGCGGCGGTGGCGGTCAGACATCAGGCGCTGGAGGCGCTGCTACTTCTGGGCAAGGCAATGCCGGAGGAACTAACTCAAGCATTGCAGGTTCTGGCGGTGGTGGTGCGGGGGCTGTTGGTGTTTCGTCTTCTACCGCACTAGGTGGTAACGGCGGCGCTGGTAGTGCAAGCAGCATCAGTGGATCAAGCGTCACTCGTGCTGGCGGTGGCGGTGGCTCAAACCACGCTTCTGCTGGCTCCCAAGGTGGCCTTGGTGGTGCGGGCGGTGGCGGTAATGGTCACTATTTAACAACAGCCGGTCAGGCTGGTACAGCCAACACAGGTGGCGGCGGCGGCGGCGGCGGCGAAACTGTAGCCGCAGGTGCTGGAGGTTCTGGCGTGGTTATTCTTTCAATTCCAACGGCTAAATACTCAGGCACAACCACAGGCTCACCAACAGTCACGACAAGCGGTTCAAACACGATTCTGACTTACACAAGTTCAGGCTCATACACGGGGTAAGGAGAAATAAATGTCGCACTTTGCAAAAGTCGAAAACGGAATAGTCACTCAGGTAATCGTTGCCGAACAAGATGTTATTGACTTAGGCATTTTTGGTGGTGGTTGGGTGCAAACCTCATACAACACCTATGGTGGTCAACACCCAGAAGGCCGCCCACTGCGTAAAAATTACGCTGGCGTTGGCTACACCTATGACAGCCAACGCGATGCGTTTATTGCGCCCCAACCATATCCAAGTTGGATTTTGGTAGAGGAAACCTGCCAATGGTCTGCGCCGACACCAATGCCTGTCGATGACAAAAAATATAACTGGGACGAGGCCACATTGAGTTGGGTTGAAATTGGTCTTTAACCTAAATATCTGATATATTTATAAAAACCGTATCGGCCAGGTTGACCGAGGAATCCAAGGATTCATAAATGTTAGAAGAAGTACCAGCGGAGTCACTACCCGTGCCAGAACAGGAAGCAACGGCTGCACCTGCGACTGATGTTCAAACGCCGGAAACGCCAGAAGCAGTAAGCAAGACATTCTCGCAAGAGGAACTTGACGCAGCAATTGGCAAACGCCTCGCAAGAGAGCAACGTAAGTGGGAACGAGATCAAGCACAGCGCCAGTCTGAACAACAGACGCTACAAGCAGCCCCGGCGGCATCCGCTGACCAGTTTGAGTCTACTGAAGCCTATGCGCAAGCACTGGCCCTCCAGAAGGCAGAAGAGCTGATCGCCAAGCGTGACCAAGCTAGGCAGCAGTCGCAAGTTCTTGAGAGCTACCACGATCTTGAGGAAGAAGCGCGGAGTAAATATGACGACTTTGAACAAGTCGCCTATAACCCAAAACTTCCGATCACGAACGTGATGGCCGAAACGATCCAATCTTCAGAGATTGGGCCTGAGTTAGCTTACTATCTCGGCTCAAACCCTAAAGACGCGGAACGCATCTCACGCATGACGCCACTCGGTCAGGCGAAAGAGATTGGAAAGATTGAGGCCAAATTGGCCGCAGAACCTCCGGTCAAACGAACAACGTCAGCGCCAGCGCCGATTTCACCTGTTACTGCCCGAGCCTCCGGCTCGCCAGCACTTGACACTACAGACCCACGCTCTATTAAGAGCATGACGGCCTCGCAGTGGATTGAAGCTGATAGGGCACGCCAGATGAAGAAGTGGGAAGCACAACGTATCCGCTAACTTTTTTTAGGAAATTTACAAATGTCAAACTCGATTCTTACCATCGACATGATCACGCGCAAAGCGCTTGAGATTCTCGAAAACAACTTGGTTCTTACCCGCAACGTCAATCGCCAGTACGACGACAGCTTTGCTGTTGAAGGCGCTAAGATTGGCTCCACACTGCGTATCCGTCTGCCTGACCGCGCTCTGGTTACTGACGGTGCCGCCCTGCAAGTTCAGGACGACAACGAGCAGTTCACCACTCTGGCTGTTTCTACCCAAAAGCACATCGGCGTCAACTTCACATCTGCTGAATTGACCATGCAATTGGACGACTTCGCAGAGCGTGTTCTCAAGCCGCGTATCAGCCAGTTGGCCTCCAGCATTGATGCTGACGTTGCCAATGCGTACAAAACCATCGGTAACACCGTTGGCACGCCTGGCACTACTCCTTCGACTTCGCTGGTGCTGCTCCAAGCCCAACAAAAGCTGAACGAGAACGCTGCTGTGATGTCGCCACGTTACGCCACCGTGAACCCAGCGGCCAACGCCGGTCTGGTTGAAGGCATGAAAGGTCTGTTCAATCCGACCGACACTATCTCCAAGCAGTTCAAGAACGGCATGATGGGCACTGGCGTGTTGGGCTTTGATGAAGTCAACATGTCTCAGTCAATCAAGCAGCACACCACTGGTTCACGTAGCGCCACCGCGTCCACACTGGTTAAGACCCCCGGCGTCACTGCCGAAGGTGCTTCTTCCATTCTGTTGGAGCAAGGCTCTGTGTCTACCACCATCAAGGCTGGTGACGTGTTCACAGTCAGTGCTTGCAATGCTGTCAACCCACAGACCCGTGAGTCTACTGGTTCGCTGTTCCAATTCGTTGCTCTGGCTGATGCCACCGCTTCGTCTGGTACTTGGACTGTGACTGTTGCTCCGATGTACTCGGCCAACCACGCTCTGGCTACTGTGGATGTGCTGCCTGCAACTGGTGGAACTGTGACCTTCGTGGGCACTGCTTCTACTCAGTACGCTCAGAACTTGGTCTACCACAAGGATGCCATCACGTTCGCCACTGCTGACCTGTTGCTGCCACAAGGCGTTGACATGGCTGCACGTGCCGTTCACAACGGTATCAGCTTGCGCGTTGTTCGTCAGTACGACATCAACAACGACCGTATGCCTTGCCGTATTGACGTTCTGTATGGTTTCAGTACCATCCGTCCACAAATGGCTTGCCGCATCTGGGGCTAAACCTAATGCCCCTTCGGGGGCGTTTTTTAAATCTTTTTGAAGGAAATTATCATGGCTCTTCCTAATGGCGCAAGCGGTTACCAAGTTGGTGACGGCAATCTTGGCGAAATCAGTTTTTCTAACACTAGCGCACCCGTTGCATTGACCGGCGCAGCAGTCACTATCACCGCAGACAACTTGGCTGCTGGTGTGTGTACTATGGACTCGGGCGGCACAGATGCTGGCGCTTATGTGTTCCCAACAGGCGCATTGCTTGACGCTGCGTTCTCTAGCCTTAAAGTTGGCTCGACATTTGACTGCTCGTTCATCAACATTGGTGACAATGCAGCAAATGACGTAGTTTTTACTGCTGGCACGGGCAACACCCTTGTTGGTAACGACACGATCCAAGATTCGCTGACTAAAACCAGCAACACATCTGGCACGTTCCGTTTCCGCAAAACAGGTGATGCAGCGTATTCAATCTACCGCGTTGCTTAAATCTGATGGGGCTTCGGCCCCATCTTCCTAAAGGAACATCATGGCAAACACAAAACCTGTCGGCGTTGCTTTTAGCGACCCTGAACTGACTTCTGGTACTACCGTTACCGGCGCGGCTATCACTGCTTCTACCGTTAGCGGTACGTTTACTTCGACTGCGACAACTGGCGCAACGATTGCAAACGCTACTGCTGGTCTGTATTTCTTGACCAGCGCTATCACCGCAAACGTAACTACAACCTCTGTGCCTGTCGGCTCAATTGCAACTACAACCAATGCTACTGGCACTGGTAAGTTGTTTATTGCAGACGGCACTAAGTGGCAATTTGCTGTAGTTGCCTAATGTATCGGGGGCTTCGGCCCCCGTTTTCTTATGAACATTTACCTTCAGCACCCTGTCCACGGTCGTAAAGTTGCCACTATGGAGCTTGAGGCCGTTTATGATGAAACACACGGCTGGACGCGCTACAATCCAGAAGCACCCACATCAGAACCTGAAGTAGCGGTGAACGCGCTAGAAGTTAAGCGCAAATACACACGTAAGGCTGTAGCCGAAGGAGTCTGATCATGGCGATTTACACGGCGGGCGATCAGATAACCAGAGCGCTTCGGCTGCTTGGTGTGCTAGCCGAAGGCGAAACGTCATCGGCATCTGTCATGCAAGACAGTCTGATGGCGATGAACCAGATGATTGACTCATGGAACACTGAGCGCCTGTCTGTCTTTTGCACACAAGATCAAGTCTTTACATGGCCCGCTGGCGAGTACATCCGCACACTTGGCCCTACTGGTAACTTTATTGGCCTGCGCCCCGTGCTGCTGGACGAGGCCACTTACTTCCGTGACCCTGGCACGAACGTGTCGTTTGGCATCAAGTTTATCAACCAGCAGCAGTACAACGGCATTGCGGTCAAGACCGTAACCAGCACGTACCCCCAAGTGATTTTTGTGAACATGGGTTTTCCCGATGTCACGATGTCCATCTACCCGCGCCCTACCCGCGACTTGGAATGGCACTTTATTTCGGTGCAGGAACTGAGCAACCCAGCCACGCTGGTGACTAACTTGCTATTCCCGCCAGGCTACTTGCGTGCGTTCACCTACAACTTGGCGATGGAGATCGCGCCTGAGTTTGGTGTTGAGCCAAGCCCCCAAGTGCAGCGCATTGCCATGACTAGCAAGCGCAACTTGAAACGCATCAACAACCCTGACGATGTGATGTCAATGCCTTACGCCATTGTGGCGACTCGGCAGCGCTTTAACATCTATGCTGGCAATTACTGATGAAGACGCCGATCCTTGGATCAAGCTATGTTGCCCGCAGCATCAACGCTGCCGACAACCGCATGGTCAATTTGTTCCCCGAAGTTATCCCAGAGGGCGGCAAGGAGCCTGGGTTTCTTAACCGCGCCCCTGGCCTTAAATTTCAGCAAACCATAGGCACTGGCCCCATTCGGGCGCTGTGGGCGCACCAGACCAACGGCAGCGACTTTTATGTCGTGTCCGGTACTCAGTTCTACAAAGTTACCGGATTGACCGCCACGCCCACTTTGTTGGGCACGGTCACCGGCACTGGGCCGGTATCGATTGCTGACAACGGCACGCAAATCTTTTTGGCTTGCAATCCTGACGGGTTTATCTACAACGAAGTCACCAACGTATTCGCCCAAATTACTGACCCTGACTTTCCAGGCGCGTTGACGGTGGGCTACCTTGACGGGTATTTTGTCTTTAACGAGCCAAACTCCCAAAAAATCTGGGTGACTGAGTTGCTTGACGGCACCTCAGTTGACCCCCTTGACTTTGCATCTGCTGAAGGCTCACCTGACGGTTTGGTTGCTGTCAATGTAGACCACCGCGAGGCATGGCTGTTTGGCACTGACTCAATTGAGGTCTGGTACAACGCTGGGCAGGCTGATTTCCCTTTAACGCGCATCCAAGGCGCTTTTAACGAAATTGGGTGCGTAGCCTCGTTCTCTATCGCAAAGCTCGACAACGGCCTGTTCTGGCTTGGCACGGACGCCCGTGGGCAAGGTATTGTCTACCGCGCCAATGGCTACACTGGCGTTCGCGTTTCTACACATGCCATTGAGTACGCGATTGCTCAGTACGGCAACATTTCGGACGCCATTGCCTACACATACCAGCAAGAAGGCCATGCCTTCTATGTGCTGACATTCCCCTCTGCCAACGCCACTTGGGTCTACGATGTGGCTACGCAAGCATGGCATGAGCGTGCTGGATGGGACACCACAATGGGTGAATTTACCCGCCACCGCAGCAACTGCCAATGTAACTTTGGCGGCAACACGGTGGTGGGCGACTTTGAAAACGGCAACATCTATACCCTTGACTTGGGCGTGTACGCTGACAATGGCGGCATCCAAAAGTGGTTGCGGTCATGGAGAGCATTGCCAACGGGTCAAAACAACCTTAAACGCACGGCGCAGCACAGCCTACAACTGGACTGCGAGTCGGGCACGGGGCTGGTCACCGGCCAAGGCAGCGACCCTGAGATCATGTTGCGCTTTTCTGATGACGGCGGTCACACATGGTCTAACGAGCATCTGAGCAAAATGGGCAAGATCGGCGAATATTACCGCCGCGTCTTTTGGCGCAGGCTAGGCA